GCACCCAACCGGGGGATGCACAGTGATCCGCTTGCATTGGAACGGTTCATGCCTTGGAACTTCACATCGCCTGCCGCCTGATGAGGGCGGCTCTCTTTTTGTGGACAGGCATTTGACGCTTACTACTATGGGCCGATAGTCAACCCGCTATACCTACCAAACATGAGGCCCCGAAACCCCTTGATACATAAGCACTAGTGACAATCCCGGTAGCGTATTTTCGCGCCGTTTTGCAGGAGATAGATATCCTCGTCGGCGTTCCAGTGGAGAGCCATCCTGCGGGCTATAACATCGCAATATTTGGACTCAACTTCGGACATATAACACACGCGCCCGCACTGCTCCGCCGCCAGCATGGTTGTGCCGGAACCGCCGAAAAAGTCCAACACCACATCACCCTCATGGGAGGAGTTCATGATCGCCTTCGCCGCCAGCGCGACCGGCTTGGTGGTCGGGTGATCCGGGGATTTCATGGGCCGGTCGAACTGCCAGAGATCGCTCTGCTTGTCATCGCCGACTTTGCACAGCCGCGCGGCATCGCCCAGCCAGCCGTACCAGATCGGTTCGTATTGCGTGTTATAATCCTTGCGCGACAGCACGAATTTATCCTTCGCCCATATGATTGTGCTGCTCCAGTGATAGCCGCATTCCTCCAGTGCCAACATCAACCGGCCCCATTCCTGGGCCGACATCACGCAATATAACATGCAGCCTGGCTCCGATACGGAAACCATCATTTTGAACACGTCCCGCAAAAAGGTGTAAAAATCATCAGCGGACATATTGTCGTTGGCGATTGCGCGCTGTTTATATTTCGGGCTGCTATGGCCGCCGTAGTCGACATTCCACGGGGGATCGGTGAACACCATCTTTGCCTTGGCCCCTGCCATCAGCCGTTCGACCACACTTTTATCCCGGCAATCGCCGCAGATAAGCCGATGACGCCCGATCATCCAGATATCCCCCGGCTGCGTGACCGGGTTCTCAATCGCTTCGGCCTCAGCCTCGGCATCGAAGCCGTCCTCGGCGATTTGGGCCTCTTTGCGCTTCATGTCGTGGAACAGCTTCACCACGTCTTTTTTGTCCCAGCCGGTGATGTCGTAGTCGATGCCAGTTTGCTCCAGTTGTTCGAGCAGCGCGCCGAGCTTCTTGATCTCCCAATCGCCCCGGATTTTGTTCAGGGCCACATTGAGCGCCTTTTCCCGCATTTCGTCCAGAGCGACAACAACGCAGTTAATCTCGCCATAGCCCAGCTGCTGCAGGACTTTGAACCGCTGGTGGCCGCCGACGATATTGCCGGTGCGCTCGTTCCACACGATGGGCTCCACGTAGCCAAATTCGTCGATGCTGCGCGCCAGTTTCTCATAGGCGGCGTCGGTGGGCTTCAAATCCACGCGCGGGTTGTAGTCGCTGGGCTTCATGTCACTCACTGGAACAATACGGACTTGCGGCTGCTGTGTCATAGCCGGTTTCTCCCTCCACCTGATTTCGGCGCTTGCGCGCGCCCATGATCATCCCGAACAGCTGCGCCTCCGGGTCTTCCAATCGCGTCATGCTATTTTTACTCACAATCTCCCAAATCGGCTGCCATGTGGAAAGCGCGTTCTTTTGCAGCTTGAGCATGGCTTCCGTGAACGGCGTGATATATATCTCCGTTTTGCCCTCGTCCTGGGTGAGGATGCCGGTTTTCGCCAGCTGGTACTGCGCGATGAGCAACTGGTATTTGGCGAGGACATAATCGCCCAGCAGCAGCACCGGGATCAAATGCAGGCACCCGGAGGGCCGAAGGTACTCCACGGTCTCCTCAAAAATAACCGTGGGCGTGGGTATGCCCGGAATCTCGGCATCCATCAGCTTCAAAAAATCCGGGGTCATGTATTTTGCGTTTGAATCGTAATCAGCACCCGGAAATTCAACCCTTTTCAGCGGTCGGCCCCCATTGTTGCCGTCCTGCACCTTTTCGGCCAGGCTCTTGCTGGGTTTTCTCCCCGCACCCGGCCTAGCGCCCCCTCTGGGCATGCCCTCACCTCCCGATTTTGCCTTGTGGCGTATTCCTATGCGCGTCCGGCTTGTCTTATTCGACCTTTTTTGTGCCTGTCCCTGCCCGGCCCGCCGCCCGCGCGCCTTTTGGAGCCCCAATTGCCCGAAAAATATGCATAAAACTCGAATAAAAGTGCATACAGCGCTATGAATAATGAGCGTATATCGGCAAAACAGCCTGTTCGGAGCCTAATCAAAGAGCGGAACCCCTTGATACACAAGGGATTCCGCTAATCATAGGAATCTTTGAATATGCAGATGCAGTGTACGGTGCCCTGGCACGGTGGTGAACGGACATGCGGTAAGATCACATTACCCCCGGGGGGTCAGGCGAGATCGCGGTTGGTGGCGGTTATGGTCAAGCCGTTATGGCATGAAGTACAGAGCGATTGAAGGTTGTCTTCATGGTCAGAACCGCCTAGATCAACGTGAATTTTGTGGTGAACAACATTGGCGGGAGTCAGCCGACCAGCGGCTTCGCATAGCTCGCAAAGCGGATGCCGGCTAATGTACAAGCTACGACGTTTACGCCACTGGTAGTCGTAGGTCTGGCTGTGGCCGGGCGGACGGCGAAAGCGATCATACTCGCGGGAAGCGATGGTTTTGTGCAGTGGACAGAAGCGCTCGGTGGTCAGTTCGGGACAACCGGGGTAGTTGCAGGGGTAAGGTAGCTTGCGGGGCATATGAATATCTCCTTTCGGACGGGTATTGGGAACGGCAAGAACGCTTGGAACTGTAACCTATATAGTTTTTTATTTATTTTTACGTTTTTCATTTCGACGTATATGTGATATTAAAGTGGAGAAAAACCCTTCTCTTCGTTCCTTTTGTTGATATACAACGCTTGCAGCCTTTCTCTGGACAACGTGCTGGCGCAGCGGGACGGGCAATCAGGACGCCAGACGGATGCCCTTGAAGACGGCGCGGCGGGTGACATTCTCGTCGGCGAGGGTTACGCCGGAAACACCGCCAATGTCGGTGTTGAAGCGCGGCTGGCCAACCACGCCTTTGATGCCGCTGTCGGAGCAGTAGTTCTGGTATTCGGCGTAGAGCTCCTTCCGATAACAAACAGCATTGGACTCCACGGCACAGCAGTCCATCACGAAGGACAACACGCTGCTGTTGGCGATTTTGTACTGGTGCACTTCCGCGCGGGTGCGGTCGGTCTCGTTGAATATCCAGTTGCATTCGATTAGCCGCTTGAGGCCCTCAATAGCCCAAGCGAGGATGCCGTCGCCCTCCATCTGCAGTTTGTCAAACAAGTGGAGGTCGCGCATCTCATCCGGGACGGCCTTCGAGAAACGTATAATAATAAGCCTGCGATAGAACGCTTCGCTGCGGTCGCCGAAGTTGCGGAACAGCTCGTTGCAGCTGGAAGCAAACCGGGCATGCGGCTTGAAGCTGAATGGGTCTTTGTGTTTGCGTTCGCCGGTGATGTAGTCTTCGCCGGTGACGGCCTTGAACATACCGGCATCATCCATGTGTTTGTCAGACAAGTCGGCGTAGATGTTCGCCATCTTGCCGAAGAGTTCAGCGGGTTGAAATCTGTCCGAAAGGTTCTGCAGCGGGATATTACTGACATTCTCAGCCCCCAAAATGATGTCCTGTAGTGTCTGCAATATCTTTGACTTGCCCACGTTGGGCAGCCCGCAGAGGATGAACGACTTCTGCGCTTTGGTCACGGGCACGAGGAAGTAGCCGAACATTTCCTGCAGCAAGTTGATCTCCGGCTCTTCCAGCACGGAGCGTAGGAACTCCATCCAGCGCGGGCACTTGGCATCCGGGTCGTAGTTTGCTTTCATTTGGACGGTCGAATAATACGATGGATCATGCGGTTCCAGTTCGTCGGTCTGCACGTTATAAAGCCCGTTGCGGCAGTTGATGACGTACTGATTGGGATTGATCTCCTTGGCGGATTTGCGGATCGACAGCTGCCACTGATATTCAGCGTCGTTGATCTGGCTCGTCAAACACTCACGCGGCCTCATTTTGTTCTTCACATACGCCTTCGCGTCCTTATCCGCCCGCGAGGTGTACACGCCGTTTTCGTAGAAATAATACTGCTCTGTGCAATAGAACGCGTGCTTGTGTTTTGTGAGGTGCTCGGCCAGCACGCCGGGCATGAAGCGCAGGCCGCCGGTTTTGGTGCGCTCGTACCACGGCTCCAGCCCGCCGGGTTCGCGCTCCCGGTGCGGCGCACTGGCCTCGGTGAAGAGCTTGTTTGCCTCGCGATAGACCACGCACAGCCTGCGGGCGTCGGCGCTTTTCAGGTTGAAATGCTGTCTAACGTCGTATTGGATGAAAGTTTCGGCCAGACCTAAATCCTGATTGTACAGATAATCATTGACGAATTTCTGCGCCTTCTGAAAATCGACAAATGCGTCGTTTTTGCACTTTTGCCCGGCGAGGGCCTTTTTGAGTTCCTTGGCCTCCATGGGCCGGAACGCCAGCGCGGCGGGTGACCGGCACGTGCAGGAGCCATTCTTCATCTTCGGGCAGACAAAGCCGCGCTCGGCTATTTTAGCACAGGTCATGGGCTTTGTGCCGCTCTTGTGGAAGTGATCGATCTTCGCCTGCGTCTGTTCAGCGCTGTACTTGGGATAGGGCCGGGAAAGCTTGTGTATCACATCATTGCCACCCTCGAAAACGGCGAGATTGGTGATCATCGCGTACCAGTCCGGCTCCTTGAGCGTCTTGGCGTTTTTCTTGCAATGCTGAATAAAAGCGCAGTTCCGGCCCACCGGCACCAAGCCTTTTTGCGTCCCGCGATCCTGCCGAGTAGGGCCAGCAGGCCCACCGGGCGCACCGGGCACAGGCTCTTCCGGGATATCTGGCAGGAATTCCTCCAATTGCTCCTGCGTGTAGCGCAGTTCCGGGTTGTATTTGACGCAGCGCACCAGGATCGGCTCTTCCTTGCAGTGATTGAAGCCGGGCAGCCGGAACACCCGCGACTCATTCACGCAGGCGGGATCGGCCCCAAACTGCCGAATTAATTTCTTCTGGATATGCCGGAAGCGCTCCACTTTAGCATCTTTCATCAACCAGTAACAGTGCAGCGACTTGCGTGTCTGCACCGCCAGCGACGGCTCCAGAGGAAAGTCATTCACCCGCTTCAACTGCTCTTCGATAGGGACATCGTCGATCTCACAAAAATGCGCGTTGATCCTGTTGATCGTGCTGTCCTCGTGGCCGCCGTGGTTCACGACGAAAAAGATGCCGCGATTCTGGTCGTTGTGCATCTTGAGCAGATCTGCCACGTCGGAGAAACCTTCGAGGACACAATCCGTCTTCAGCCCGCTGAAGACGCTGCCGGGCCGGTCGGAGAACACCCGCAGGCACACTTTTTCATGCACGTCGAAGAACGAGTGCAGGAAGTCCTCTGGCGGGAGATTGATGCCAGGAAACATAAATTTACCCATGTTCACACCCCTAATCATAATACTCGCCGTGGTCACGGCTGTGACGGCTCCGGCGAAAAGCTGCGCCGTAAAAGCCCTGCTTTTTGCCTGTTTACGGGCCTGATTTCATTGTTTTCAGCGCATAAATCAAGAAAAAACACCCCCTGACGATGCATGTCTATTAATGTCTATGCATCAGGAGGTGTTTTATATTTTGTCCAATGGGGGATTTTTCTGGTGGGACAAGGGATAAATCAGTGCTTTGGAGGGGAATCGGAGAGGATGGGGCGGTTTACACCATATCAAACAACGTCGGCTCCGGCGGCGGGGCCAAGCTTTCGATGGATAGCTCCGTCACCGCTCGCTGTAGCACTTCGGTGATTTTTGAAGCCTCCAGCAGCCATGTGTCGGCCAGTTCGCGGGGCACGACAACCGGCATGCGGTCGTGGATTTCCAGCATATCGCCCACAGCCTGCCGGGTGAGGATCGTGAAGCGGGGCAGGCGCGCGCCGCGCTCCATGCGCCAGATCGCCGCCAGCAACATCATGCCCCGGCCCGGCGAATGATAGAAATATTTCTGTTTTTTCGCATCCCACTCATAAAAGCCGTTACAGGGGATCAGGCAGCGGTGCCGCTGCACCGGCGTTTTGAACATGGGCCGCTCCATGATCGTTTCCGAGCGCGCGTTGATGATCGGCGGGCCCTTTTTGCCCTCCTGCGTGAAGCCCCACTGCATGGGCTGAAAATTCTCCGGCGCGGTCATCACCGGCACGGTGTCCGTGGGGAATATCTCACCATTGGTTTTCATCAGTGTCATTTCATCAGGCAGGGCCTTTGCCGCCGCTGCGTTGACGATGTCGCGCAGTTCCTGCTCGTCTATGCTGATGTAGTAGCGTCCGCACATAGTTTGCTCCTCTATTTCCGGGCTACCTTTTTGCCGTATTTCTGCAACTTCACTGTGAAATACAGCGGATCAGCCTTGAGTTCTTTCTTTTGCTTAGAGTATTCCAGCGCGGCCTCTGCCGTGATTAGCCCCATGGAAAGCCCTGCGGAAATCCAAAGGGGAACGTCTGTAATGAAGGTCGTCAGCATGGGGGCATAGGTAAGCGGATTGGCCATGCTTTTCAACGCCCGTTGAATTGTCCCAACCCGCAACCCCTGTACCTTGCGCTCAAAGTCCTGAACCGCCCGCTGGATATCTCGCTCAATGAAGTCCTTTACGGTCGCAAATTGCTTGTCATCGGGATTGTATTTCATCGAAAGCTCACTTAAAAAGCACCGCATCTCCTGCAACTCGGCACTTGCCTTCAGGCGTATTTCCAAGACATCATCATAGCCTAAGCTACTGTAGTTTGGTAGAAGGATGGGGGTAGCGGAAAGGGTTGTCATGAATTCAGGAGTCACAGTATTGATACTTGAATGTAAATTGCTTTGCTGCAAATAAAGATTTAACCATTGCATTAAGAGTTTGTTACTTGATATACAGCTTTTTCCTCTACTAACCAGTCCATATAGCATGAATAGTTGAAAAGAAAGGTGTGCTATAGAAGCATAACGCATTACTGCTTTGTTGTCATGGCTTTGCGGTTCATCAAGAGAGCGACTTTCTTCTGAAAACAGTCCAAAAAGACGAGAGTAGATGTGTGAACACATATCCGTACCATTAACGATTTGTTCATAGTCTTCAGTATTTACAACATCAGCATTCTGAAACATACGCTCTAAAGCAAAATTCCTCAGATCATCTAAAGTATTGCGAAGCTCATATGGTTTGCAAGATAAAAACCCAGACTGCTGAAAGACCGCTAGACGATCTAGCAGGGCTTGGTTATGGAGCGGATTACAGTATATCACATTCACCTTGTCATAGTAGAGTGCTACCAACTTGATCAAATCCATCGTCTGAAACGAGCTGTCGAACGGTATGTTAATCTCCAAGGCTTTCTCCCTCACTCGATTATTTCACATGGCTATCATACCACACTCGCCAAAAAATTACAAGAAAAAACCTCTTGACAGAACAATCGAACATATGCTAGACTAGAAAAGCAAACATATATTCTTTGCGTTCGGGTGATTGTTCGTGAAAAGGGTAATCGGGCATGTCGACGCTGATAGTTTTTATGCGTCTGTGGAAATTTTGCATCATCCTAAGTTGCGCGGCCTGCCGGTAGCGGTGGGCGGGGACGTTGAAGCGCGGCATGGCATTGTGTTGGCGAAATCATATGAAGCTAAAAAATTCGGGGTGAAAACGGGGAACGCGATCTGGGAGGCCAGACAGCTATGCCCCGATTTGGTGGTATTACCGCCGAATTACCCGCTGTATCTGCGTTTCAGCCGCCTGTTGCGGGAGTTGCTCAGTGAGTACAGCCCATTGGTGGAGCCGTTCGGTCTCGACGAATCATGGGTAGATGTCACCGGCACAACGCACACCTTTGGCAGCGGCCCAGAAATCGCAGAGCAGATACAGCGGCGCGCGATGTACGAGTTGGGCCTGCCAGTTTCGGTTGGGATGTCTTACAATAAAATTTTCTCCAAGTTAGGAAGTGATATGCGCAAACCCATGGGCCTGACCACGATATCACCGGAAAATTTCAAGCAGCTGGTCTGGCCGCTGTTTGCGGGTGACTTGCTCGGCGTGGGCCGGGCCACCACGCTGAAGCTGCGAGGTTACGGCGTTCATACCATCGGTGACATTGCCAACACCCCGAAGGAAGTACTGCATGGCTGGCTGGGAAAATGGGGCTTAATCTTGCACATGTTCGCCAACGGGCGCGACGATTCACCCGTTGCCGCGCTGGGCGAGGAGGCCGCAATCAAGTCGGTAGGCAACAGCACCACAACGCCGCGCGATCTGGAAAACGAGCAGGACTGCCGCATCGTTTTCTACAATCTCGCCGAGAGCGTGGCCGAGCGGCTGCGCGATCTTGGGCTGAAGGGCCGCACGGTGCAGATATCCCTGCGGGATAACACCCTCGTTAGCTTCGAGCGGCAATGTACGCTGCCCACGCCGACGAATCTGGCCCGTGAGTTGACCGGCGCGGCCATGCGCCTGCTGCGGGAGAACTATAAGTGGGAAAAGCCCCTGCGTAGCATTGGTGTCCGGGCCACGCAGCTGGTGCCGGAACAGGAAAACTTGCAGCTTTCCTTCTTCGAGGACGCTGCGGCGCGGGATCGCTGGGAGACGATTGAGCGCACGATGGATTATATCAGAGGCCGCTTCGGGCACCATAGCATAGACGTTGCGCTCATGGGTACGGATAAGAAGCTGGGCAAAGCAGATTACAAGAGTGAGCACATCATTCACCCGGTGGGGTATTTTTAGGATGCATTAACGGCTCTTCCTGATTTTTTCAATTATCTCAACCGTTTTATCTGTTTTGCAATAAAGGGAATACTGGCGGTTCCACTTGTATCCAAAACCTAAAAGCAGTTTTTTTGCTTCATCGTCAGTGATATTAAGCGTTATTGCCAACTCATGAACATTCCAAAGTTCCTTATCTGTGATGATCTGAGTGAACTCCCTCGGAGTATGGCTCTTTCCAAATTTACTTTTTACCCATGCTCCAAAGCCAAATGCCGCTCCTGCAATACCTAGCATCGTTCCTATTTGATCTAAGTAGGGATAGAACTCATTCCATAGCTCAATGATCTCGCGAATATAGCCGCCAGCCTGCGTTGATGTGAGCGTCTGTATTGTATCATTATCTTTAATACCATTTGCCCGAACGCTCCTGTGGTTGTCAAGCGGCTTATAGGTCAGTTCGCTGTCAGCAAAAAACTCTGCATCAACCAATCTGGGCTTCAAAACGCCAGAGTAACTTTGCCCTTCAGCAAGAAAGTAGGCTTCAACCAACTTAGAAAAAACATCCCCCAGCATAATGTCACTAGGTAGGCCCACATCAATATCCGAGTTGTTTGTCGGATGAATAATCTTTACATTGATCGTTTCCATAGCGGCTTCCTCTCATAGCAGATTTATTTACCGCACTATTATATCACACCCCGGAGGCCCATGCAATGGATACCCTGGAAAAATTACTCGAAAATGAGCTGAAAGTATATGTAGACGTTCTTGAGGATCGACTCAAGGACGGAACAATCCTCCCGCGCGCGATCACGTGGGAGGATGGGGCTACCTATACGATTGACCAGATCATGGATCGGCGAAAGGCTGCGTCCCTCAAGTGCGGCGGCGCGGGCCTGCGCTACCAAGTTCGCATTGGAGAGACGATCACGTATATGTGGCTGGAGGAGGATCGGTGGTTTGTGAAGAGGAGGACGGCGGCGTAGCGTTTAGCTCCTTGAGTTCCCCAAAGCGCCGCCCGGTAGCAGCCTCCGCGACGATGGGCACTGAAAACACATCAAATGGGCGCGTTTCCATGCAGTTTTTTGCGAAAACAACGGCTTCATGCAGCCTGTTTTCCGGAATTTCAAAGACCAGTTCATCGTGGATTTGCAGCAATGGCAGCAGCCAAGGCCGGTCGGGCAAGCCCCGGACAATCCGTCCAAGCGCCAATTTGAGTATGTCTGCAGCGGTTCCCTGTATCGGGGTGTTCATCGCCACCCGCTGCGCGAAGGACTTTTTGTTCCAGTCGGCTGAGATAATATCCGGGATATTGCGGCGGCGACCCAGCCACGTTTCAGTGTACTTGCGGAAGCCCGCGCGGGTTTTCACTTCATCCTGCCATTTCACCAGCCGGGGATATCCGCGCTTCAAGTTTTCGATGATGCGTTCACATTCCTCAAGGGATATATACAAACCACCCTTGAACTTCAAAGTCCGTTGCAGGCTCTTGGGGAATAAGCCAAAGAAAGTGCCGAAGTTGCAGTTCTTTGCGATGGTTCTTCTTTCCTTATATAAAGGACATGTTTTATCGGCGGCTTCTTCGAGGGGGATTTTGTATATAACTGCTGTGGTCAGCGCGTGGATATCCCCGCCGGTCTGGTAGGTTTCCAGCATCTTTTCATCTTTGCAGTAAAACGCGCCGACACGCAGTTCTATCTGCGAAAAGTCCAACGACAACAACAACATTCCCTCCGGGGCCATGATAAAGTTGCGAACACCGATGGTATCCTCACCGGGGCGGGGCAAGTTCTGGCAATTGGGGTTCTTCGAGGCAAAGCGCCCTGTTACCGTGTTCAGGGGCAGCATATCCGGGTGCAGGCGGCCCGTCGTGCTGTTGATATGCCGCAGGAACCCGTCGATATATGTACTCTTCGTCTTGCTAACACCGCGATATTCCTGCACCAAGTCGAACATCTCGACAAGCTCCGGGCGGTTTTCCGCGCACCATTCTTTCAGCAGGATAATGGCCTCATCGTTGAGAGAATTCTTTCCCGTGGTGGTTTGTTTCAGCTTTGGCAGGCCCAGCCGGTCGAAGAGATACCGCTTGAAGGCTTCGGTGGTAGCGCTTTCGCCGATGGGGATGTCGCCGATGATGAAGGCGATCTCCCGCCGCAGCTGCTCCAGCCGGATTTCGGCCTCGGTGCGCTTGGCCTTCATCAGGGGCCGGTCAATGGGTAGACCGTTGTAGCGCATCAGGCCCACGTACACCGCCGTGGGCGATTCCACCTTCTCTACTATAAAACGGTGCTTTGGCAGGAAGCGGTCAAACCAGTTATTTAGCAGATGATATACACGCAGGGTGTAATCTGCATCAGCACAGGCGTAATGGACGGTAAGAGAACAAGCGTCAGCGCAGTTCTCTCGTGTGAATGACTGTGAACGATAGTTCACAGAGCAATTCACTGCTTCGGCGGGGTCGAGTTCATCGAAGTGATGATCACCGACTGTATCGGCATAGCTGGGCAGTTCCACTTCGAAGAAGTCCTTCACCAGAGTTTTCAGGCCGCAGTCAGACAACTGCCGGAAATCCTTCTCGCCCTTGTAGATCAACTGTGCTGCGGCGATGGTGTCATAGACCGGCTCTTGTAGTATTACGCCGCGCGCGTATAGGAAAGCCGACTCAAAGGCAAGGTTATGGGCGACCTTGGTGACGACGGTGTTGGTGAACACGCTTTCCGTCAGCCACTGCCAAATGGCGGGTTGATCGGCGGCGTTCTGCCCGGCCCGGTGGGCCAGCGGGAGGTATATGCCGCTGCCCTCACCAACGGAGAAGCTGATGCCGGTGATTTGAGCCTTGTGAGCGTCAAGTGCGGCTTTTTCCTCGGCGCGGTAGGGTTCGGCGGGTGAGGTCTCGAAGTCGAAGGCGATGGCGGTCGCGCCCTGTAGGTAGTCCTGTAGGACGGCGAGAGTGAGGATTGGTTTATATTCCATTAGAATACCCCCTGTACATGCATAATACAACCATTATATGCTTAGACAGGGATGTTTTATTTCGTCTGGCAAAAAGCCCTTTTTGAGTTCATAGGGTACGGGGACAGGAGGAGTGGAACAGGCGCGCGCCATAATGCTGTGTTCTACGTTTTTCTTCAAAATCCCTTGATTTTTCCAATTAGATGTGCTATGCTTTATCATGTTAAGCTGAGGAGCTAATCTAATGATGGGGGCGGTTGTTTGCAGCTAAGTGATTTAGAACCTAAAGAACTATATAGCATTATAGTCATCCCTCTTCTGGTGTGTTCGATACCGGCGGTTTTATCCATCGTTGGCGCTATCATAGCATATAGGAGCGCAAAAAAGCTAGAGAAGTTCAAGTCGACAGAGCAAGCCGCACAAGATTCTGCCAAATTGCAGCACGAGTTAATAATCGCTCCAATATATCATAACGCGACGAGCGATAAGCCACCAGAAGAAATAATCAAAATGAATAACGCAATTGTAGACAAGAATAAAAGCTGTTTGTCTACCGAGTTTTTATCCATATATAATGGACTCAACGGAAAACCGCTAGATGTCTACATACGAGCCATACAATTCTTGTATGATGCTTCTGTGCGCTTTATGAAGTATGATATTTATGATAAAAATGCAATTAAAGTAGCTAAGCGTTATCTAAGGAAGAGAGATAAAAAAGAGCTATCGGTAAAAAGGCGCGAATTGAGAAAAAGTCAAATGACGAAATTCTCGAAAATTTTCTTAGCCATAATTAATGAAGCCGTAAGAGTATTTGAGTTTATCCCTACGGGTATTTCGTCTGTCACGGATTTGTTGATAGGCACAATTGTAGATTTTTCTGTTATTTCGATTCATAATGCGATGAAGCAAATTAGCGATAAATTGAGATCAAGTGATGATCTGAATCCTGAAGAGATTGATAACATTATTAATAACAACCTTAAAGCAAAGAATGTATTAGAGAGCATGTCAAATCAACAGCTTGAGGATGTTATTTCGTTTCGAGAGAAACTAGAAAGAGAATTTGCCCTGATTCCCAGCGAACAAATTATTGAGCCTCCATTGCATATAATAGGGCCAGCACTTGATGCGCTGGAATATACCATAGGCACGGAGGAACTTCAAGATATGTTCGTAAGTTTGCTTGCATCATCTTTCACTAGGCCGCAACATCCTAGTTTCGTTGAAATCATTAAGCAATTATCGCCACTAGATGCTCAAGTGCTTAAAGCGGGTTTGGTCAAAAAAGGTGATGTATTGTCCTTTGAGTGCTTAATAACGAACGAGGCTATTTTGTTTGGAGAAGGGCTTAAGAATTACGTTGAATTGCATGGAATTGATATCATGGATGAAATGTATCTAGCTCTTGATAACATGACAAGGCTTGGCATACTAAAAGTTGATCGTAGAAATGATGCTGATGAATACACTTTAACAGGGTATGGGAAATCCTTTGCGTCACAAGTTGGGTTATGATTTCCCCATCTTCTTCGCGATCCCCAGCAGATTCCCCAGCGCATCCTCATCCAAGGTTTTCAGCACGGCAATGAGGTCATTGAGCAGCTTGGGGTAGGCATTGCCTTGCTCGAAGAAGTCCTGCGGCGTCACGCCAAGGTACTCGCAGATGTAGAAAAACACCGTTACAGACGGCAGCGCACGGCGATTCTCTATCATGTTGATGTAGTTCTCGCTCTGACCGATGCTCAGGCTCATGTCCCGCGCCGATACTCCCTTCTGCGCGCGCAGCTGCGCAATGCGCTCCGCGATAAATGCCTCGTATTCCATGCCGATCCTCCTCGTACAATTTTCATCTATAATTGTACTGCAAGGAAGGCTCTAATTCACACAGTCTCCTTGTTAATCGCGCTTGACATATGCAGCCATATTGTGGTATAATGATGCAGATAAATAATATGGCTGTTTGGAGTAGATGATGGCAGATTTACGAGGTATAACCGCCGCCTTTACCGGGCCGCGCCCACACCGCTTTCCCTATGGTGAAAACGAGGAGCACCCAGATTGTGTTGCGCTCAAAGCGGCGTTGCGGCGAGAGCTCGAAGGGCTGTGCGACGCAGGCGTCACCCGCTTTCTTACCGGGGCAGCTGCAGGCGTGGATATGTGGTGCGGGGAGATCGTGCTGGATTTGATCGCACAGGGCAGTGCCGTCGAGTTGATCGCCGTGGTGCCCTTCCGCGCGCAAGATGAAAAGTGGTCGCAGCACAACCAGCAGCGTTATGCCGCCGTACTCGCCGGGTGCAGCGAGGTGCTTATTCTCAGCGAAGACTTTCATAAGGACGCATATCGTGAGCGCAACGGTTATCTTGTGGAGAACGCGAAATATGTGCTTGCCGTGCAGGATCACACCCTCCGCCCAAACAGCGGCACCCGGCAAACCATCAGCTTGGCTACGAAGAACGGCAACACGATTATATATGCCTCGGTAAAAGAGCCTGCTGCGTAGCGGACTGTTTTTATGCCGCCATGGATTCCGCGATGATTGTGCGGCGGCTAGGCCGGTATGCCTTCCGCACAATGTATACATCCACCATGCGCCGCAGCTTGGCGGTCAGAGCTGGGCTGGATTTTAACTTTACAAGCATGAGTTCATTTGCCTCTATCATAGCACGGCCCTCGTCGCGGAGATATTCGATAGCATCAAGATAAAACGCCGGGGCCGCAACGCGCAGCTGCTCCAAGAACGAAACCAAGCCGGTCGATGAGAAGTAGTGCAGATATAATAGTCGCAGGCCGTCCTGCTCAATATTACAGAACCGTTCCAGCGTGAATTTCCCATCGCTGGCCAGTCCGAAAAAGTCGGCTTTTTCGGACGGAGACAACAACTCAAATAACCGCTGCCACTCATTATAAATATGGCCCCAAGCGATGTGCCGGGCAGGGTCTTTGTCGCGGGTTCCCTCAGAGGACATCGCCGCCTTGCTTGCCATGCAGTTTTCAATGTAATGTACAGGCATCCACAGCCGGGACAGGAAAGCCTCTACGCTCTCGCCGAAGATGGCCTCGAAGATTGGGCGGCGGGCATAGGCCACGCCCTTTGTCAGGTGCAGCATTCGCCGTAGGCCCTGATGTGTTTTCGGGCACCAGTTTTCGCCGATATAACTGCGGTCTTTGCCGTCCAGTGGCACGAAGCCCATGGGGTAGGAGTACATCCGTAGCGGGAGCCGCCCCGCTTGGGCGCGCACGGCGTTGGTCTGCTCCACGAACTCTATGTTGATGCGCATGCGTTCGTAGATATCTTCCGGCAAATCGGCGCGGCGAGGTTTGCCCTTGCCGTTGAATTGCGGAGTGTTGTACAGCAAATAGTTGGAGATTTCGTCGATCCCAGCTTGCTCAATCAAGTCGGCGGCCCGCAGATACTTCTCGCAATCATCAATATGATCGAAGGCGATCCGCGCCGGGTTAATTGCCAGCCGAGCCAACTGCGTGGCCTTGTGCGGCGTGAGCAGGTTCGCGTCCAAACCCGAATTGAAGTCCACGAAACGCTGGTTGGGCTTGCTGGTGACGGGGTGGGTAAAGGTCGCACCGCGCCCAAAGCCCAGCGCGATGATCTCCTCAACGATCTGGTCAAAGCACTTTGACAGAAGTACGTTGTTATCCAACAGCATCAGATTTTTGCGCGGGCCGTACAGCTCGTCGATCTCGGCGATCTGCGACGCCAAGGGGCGATAGCACTCGTATTCCGACTCCAGCCGCTGTACCGCGCAGAAGCTGCACTTCATCCCGCAGCCTTTGGTGAAATTGGCGAAATAGGCATCGTGGCAGAAATAAGTATGCTCGGTGTTATCCAAAATGCTGTAGTCCGGGGTGAGCAGATCAATGTCAATGTCATCGTCAAAGCCTAGGTTGTGGGATGAGCGCAGCAGGCCCAGAAGCGGCTTAATTCCCGTGGCGGCCTCGATCTCCTCCGGCATGAGCGTAGCCAGAACACCGCCGACACAGATACGCTCAGGCGGCACCAGCGCTTTAGCGAAGGCAATCATATCAATGGTTTTCTGCCACTCATAGGTGAACAGGGTTGTGATGTATACGCGATCCCAATCACCCTGCTTCAGCACAGCGTTGGCCTGCTGGCAAAGTTGTTCAATGTCATAGCGAGTGCTGTAATACTTCGACTTTTGCAGCTTGGCATGCACGGCCTCCGATACCTGAGCAGGCGGCCGCCCCTTCGAGAACCAGACGAAATCGCCCCGGCAGTGTTTGTGGTAGCTGGCGATCTTCATCAGGCCCAGCGGTGGGAATTTTGCGGTGTAGGTGGGTTCCAATAGTAAGATGTTCATTCGTCCTCCCTTTCATCATCCTAAATCCACGGCAAAAGAAAAAAGACCACGCGCGCGTATATGCGGCATTGGCCTTTTCTGTTGGGTGTTCTTTAATTCTATCTTAGCATGGATTTGAAGCGTTGTCAAGACATTTCGTGTTTCGCGATTAAGTGCGCAAAAGCAACAAAAAAATGTGTCAAAGCTGTTGACTTCATTAGGTGTGCATGGTATAATTTGGATAATGGCAATTTCGGGGTTTACCGTGCTACTGCTGATGGTATGGCATTCATTTTTAGGAGGAGAATATTCATATGGCGCTATTAGCACAATTGGAGACGTGGGCCCAAGCGAACACCTTTTTAGCGACGCTTCTAAGCGCAGCCATTATTTCTGCGTTTGGCCTGATTGTTAGAGGGCTTTGGCAGCATTTTCGGAAAAACAGCGCCCGCGATAGAGGCATCCCTCCACGGGATAAGGACAACGATCTACATTTTCTCTCTATGTGGAAAACAGGGCTTTACGGTCGAAAGGAAGAACTCAGTATTCTGAAGGACTTCTGCTCCAGAAGGCCCCATATCAAATACTCAAACATAAGTAACCCCCAAAGGAGTTTCCTTTGGTTTCTAGTTACAGGCGAAGGCGGAACAGGAAAATCTAAGCTGTGCTACGAGTTTCTGCGAAAAATGCGGTGGCGTGGTTGGACGATTTGTATGCCCGAAAAGACGATAGAAGGATTGGCTGAAGCCAGTGCGCACCTTCCAAATAAGACGATTTTTTTGCTTGATTACGCTGAGTACGATACAAAAGTAATCGGTGAGTGGATAAAGAAACTTGAAGAAAATAATAACAAAAAGCGTCGTATCTCCAAGCGAGTCAGAATTCTTTTGATTCAACGCAGGACAACCAGTGGCTCTCTTGACGGCTATGCTATCGACGATTCACGATATAAGTACCATCGAACTGAAAATTACCGGGATGTTGTACAAGACAAACTTGCACTAAAGCCAATTGCCGATGAAGAAGAATTAGTCAGAATGGTTCGGCGTTATTCAAAAGTGTATTTGAAAAAAGAGAAGCGAAAGACAGAAAATACAGGCAAGCGAAAACTAACAAAAGATGAAGCCAAAGAAACTATTGATGAATTGAAACGCGTTGATGTAAGAAAAGATGAAAAGGGAAACATTATACAATCCTTGCAACGGCCACTATTTGCAAACATATTAGCGCAAGCGAAATGTGACGGCAAACCAATTGGAACTCGAAAAGATGCCTTGGATCACATCTATGCTCATGAAAAGAGCCGCTATCGGAAATTTTTGAGATATTTCTATGAGCAGTGCGGTAAACCATATACAGACGAGAAAGAGGCTGCTTTTTTCGCAATATTAGTAATTGCTACAATTGCGCGACAATGGCAATTAGATGATGTCGGAATTAATTTGCTTCCACCTTGTTTCCACAAAGCGGCTGGTGAACTAGAACGATTATATAAGCCGCCAATGTATAAAAACAACCCAAAAATGGAATTCGAGTTGTTTGATTATAATAGAAGTATCGGAATTACATGCAATGCACTTGAACCCGATGTGGTTGGGGGTTATTTTGTTCTGAAGTGCTTAGAGGATTTACCTCCAGAAACAAGGGGATTAATGATTAGTTCTGCTTGGACAAAAACCCGCGAGGTAACACAGTTTGTGACGAGGTTATATGAAGACTTCGAATTTGAAAGCTGGTTCAGGCCCGGCGAGGATAAAGAACAGTCTTGGTTCAACAACATAGTTATACCTTCTAGTCTTTCTGTCATCGCAAGACATGCTTTTCTGGAATATGAATACCTTCATCACCTTGCGATTCCGAAAAGTGTTGAAGCCGTTCAATATTCCGCATTTTTGAACTGTAGGAACTTGGTCAGCGTTACAGTTGAACCAGGTGTGAAGAGAATTGAAGGTGCCGCTTTTGAGGGTTGCTCTGCTTTACGTATTATCACGATTCCTGATGGAGTCCAAATCGCAACAGGAGCCTTCTCAAAAACCAATCTTAATAAAGATGAATGCTCCGTTCCAGAGGATTTGTCAGGAGAGTTATGGCCTGATCTGTTTAAACCTTCATATTATCCAGAGAAATATGGCGGCTACAAATGGGTGCGTTTAGATACTAAGCGTGATGAACGCGGCGATGTACATATCTTGCTAATTGCAAACAATGTTATTGAGCAAAAGGTGTTCGATAGTGCGGTTACTAAAGATATGCTGTTGCGCGGAAGAGGAAGCAGCTATTCTGCTTCAACAATTCGTAGGTATCTGAATAGCGATTTTAAAAAAGATCTTAAAGGATCGAGTGGTGATATGCCCACATTCCATCCGTGGAAATTGGAGACTCTTGGAGACGGAGAGGATATCTGGTTGTTCTCCGTGGATGATATTGTTAAATACTTCCCAAGCAATAAACCAGTAACAGACCTTCACGGAACCCCTTCCGCTTGGTGGACACGCACATCTGCAGAAGACGGAACAAGGGCTCGTTATGTCACTGAAGAAGGTCAGATTCAAATCAGAAAAGATGAGGATGACCGACTTGGCCTTCCTGTCTACAACACATGCGGTTTGCGACCGGCGTTTTGGTTGACAGACTAGACTCCAACTGCTTTCTCAACCCTAGATTAATCGAGGAGGACACAATGCAAATAGACGATTTCATTAAGAGCATGTATATGATTTGCGATGATCCCCCCATCAAAATAACTAATCTGTTTCCAACAGAAAAGTTCAATGTGCCTGGCATGTTCAATATTGATATTGATGTAAAGGACATATTTAGCCATTACGTTTTTCCACGTCTCATTGAGTACGGTGGTAAAAAAACAATGATTTTCGACTCCTGCCATTACTACATTTATAACCAGATGCTAGTAAATTTCTGTGCATTTATGGATAGCCTGCGTTCGTCACAAAATGATATGAATAATCCAAGAGCGAAGCTTGCAATGAAAAACATTACAGATGCCTTTTATTATTTTTTACTCGTCAAATTCCAAACCTCCCCAGAAGAGGCTTTTCCGTTTGCATATGAGTATTACTTAAGGACAAGAAAATATTTAACATTCGAGCCGCCAAGTGATGCTAAATTGCATTATCTTTTCTATTATCATTATTGCATCTTTCACGAATTGCAACATTATAGGTATCATGCAGGAGCAGATTTATCAAGAGAAAAGAAGCATATTCGCTATGTGATGAAGTTGACTGATGATCGCTATGGTAGTGGTGGGGTACCTGATGTAGATAAAGAGCTGGTTGAGGCACATATTGCAGAAGAACTGCTGTGCGATGCACATGCATACACAACTTCCGCTTCATTCATATCCAATATTGGAATTAAGGATTACTCAAATGAAAAGATATATACAAAATGCGCAGAATCATGTCTTATGCTCAATTTCTTTAATTCTCTTTTAGTGTTTATGCACAATAGTTTTTCAGATTTATATAGTCTTGGTTCTCGAAATGAAGCGCAAATCACTGAGCAACGTGAGCGACGATGGAGCATGCTAAATTCCAGGCGATACTATTTTGAGCTTGTTTTGTTCGGCGAAGTTAATAAATGCACGAGTCAAGCCAATCAGCAATGATGGAATTGCTTCGAATACGTGAGCAATATTGGCCTGTATTTGATTTCATGCTAAGAAAAATCTTTGACAACGTGATAAAGCATTTTTTCAATAGTGATCCAGTGAAGCCAGATTTAAATTTCTACTATTGGTACAATACATATTTTAACTGGGGGAAAGGAGTTCCAAAGATGAAATTAAGCATTTCTTTACCCGGCATCAGCGAAACTCTCGGAAAGGAATTCGAACAGCAAATCATGGCTCTCCAAGATGCTAGCATTGAGAAGGTTAGCACGTGTGGCTTCGACGGCATCTCAACCATCATCTACTTTATTGTTGCCGGTGGTGGTGGCGCGGCCATAATCTATGCCCTGGAAAAAATCATTGTCTCCTATATAAAAAGGGACGATGTGAAGAGCATAAAAATTGGGGATGTCGAGATAAAAGGGTATAGCCAGTCCGACGTAACGAAAATGCTAAAGAGGATATCCGAAGAGTCGGCAAGTGCACCTTCGCAGGCACATTAAAGGGAGTAGGTAGACTATACGATGATAGCGCCCCGGAGTATATCCGGGACGCTTCGCTATTTCATGCTATTTGCCGCTGATTCGACGTTTTGGGTTCGGTCGTTATTATTGCACGACTTGAGCGGTGACAAGCTGCATTTCCGAGCCCAAAACCCGGAACGCCTGGTTGATGTCACGCAGGGCGTTCTTGAAGTTGGCTTCACCCTCCAGGGCTATCTTCAAGCCAAAATTATCTGCAATGGCGATCACCCCCTACAACAGAAAACATTCCGAATATTGTGCTTGAGAATCTTTGAAGCGTGTGATATAATTTAAAGGCAAACATAATTGCAATGGAGGCAAAATAGATGACTAACAGAGGAGCGACGAAATACAATGAAGCGTTTGCTGCATTGGCTTTGGTCAAAACGGCACTCATACAAGAGCCGTTTTCAATTGAGTGGTTGCAGGACCGTCCTGATTCCCAGCATCATCCTGATTTAAGAATCGGTGATTTTGGAATAGAGGTTACTGCAGCACTATTGCCGTCTGAAGGGGGCTTGGAGTACATACTGAACAAATTGTGTTCAATTAAGTCTTTTGAAGATGCCAGGGATTGGTTTTGCAAAGAAAAACGAGGTGGCAAGAAATTTTTTGTGGTACCGGGCGAGAAAGAAGTAGAAGAGGATGAATTAAGCGAAGAAGAGCTTCGTGAAGAAACTCGTTTTACTTTTCATGGGTATGTGAAAGCTGGCGATGGGCTTGTTCCCTTTAGTGTAGCAGTAACGCGATATCCGAATGAACTTCGGAGACCAGGCGCTAAGGACTTTATGGTGATTGAAGGTGGAGGCTATAACGAAGATGCAGTTCTCAAGATCGTCATAGACAGTATTAAAAAGAAGATAGAGAAATTTGAGAATTACGAGAACAAAGAAGAATACACGGAGCGCGGATTGTTTATCGTCAGAGATGATATGATGGCCGCCAGACATCTTCCAAGCATAGATTCAATTCAAGCAGTCACAAACGATAGCACTTTTGATGTCGTGTTTTTCCATGTGCCAGGTCGTATAATCGTCATTAGGAAAGACCGAGAGCCAGTAGAATGCACGTTCACCAACAGGGCTGAGGGCGAAACCAAGTGCGAAGCGATGAGAGTGATCGGCTATGCAGATTATGATATCTATCGAAAGAGATTTTATGATTGTTATGGTAGCTATCCTACGGAATTTAGCGGGTTCACACCCCGCCCGGAACCAGATCATCTATCGTAGTTTCCCGCACCGGCTTCTCCAGCCCATGCCACTGCTTATGGCAGGCCCAAAGGTCAAGAAAAAGGCCGATGGGCATGAGCCAGAATTTTTCGTCGCTCATGCCCATTTGCACGGTTCCATAATAGAGCAGCCTCGTGAAGGTTTCATTGTCCGTCACGAGGCCGCCGCGTTTTTTGCCGCGTCGCCTTCGGCGTCCGCGCTGAGGATATTCCGGGCCGTGCCCTTGAGCATGGCCTCGGTGATGGCGTTCTTGTACCCGGCCAAGTCCAGCGGCGAAGTCAGGAGCTCCACCATTTCTTCGGTGAGCAGGGGCTTGGTGGCCTCCGGGTTCCAGAGGTTGTGGATCATGATGGGTTGGTTCGCCAGTACCATGATCAGCCAGCAAAATTCATCCAAGGCCATTTCAAAGTTCTCGGCCTTGAGGAGCGTATCGCCCAACTGCTCCAACCCGCCGTAGCGTTTGGCGATCATTTTGGTAGCGCGGGTGGTCAGCAGGAGTTCGTACTCCTGCCCGCCGATGATAATAACAGAACTGCGTTCGTCCATGATAAAATACTCCTTCACGTTTTTTGAATATGGGTCAGGCGCTGAACGCCGGTTCGTAAACTTGCGTAAACCACGCCGCGATCACAGCCGCGACGCCGGGATCGCCCTCGGTGACTTCGGCTTTCCAGGGGTGCTTGCCGTTGGCGTCCAGCTTGTTGCGGCGCATGATCGTGCCCTCCACCGTGGGGGTCTGGAACTGGATGCTGTCGCCCTTGGTCTGTAGGTTGGTGGACGGCACCGCGAATTTCACGCGATACAGCCAAAAATAACGATAGAAGTTATTCGGCTTGAGCGCCCGGAAGCCCACGGCCACCAGGCAGCCCTCGTCCTCGCTGGCGGCGACCAGGACGCCGTTATCGTCCACGGAAGCGCCGGTGAGGTCGGCGGCCACGGAAACGCCGATGTCCTCCACGCCGAGCGACAGCTTGCCGCCCTTAAAATGCTTGATGGCGTGGGCCAGGGCGTCGTCGGCGTAGAGCGTGGCCTCGGCCAGTTCGATGGCCAGATCCGCTTTGATTGCCTTCGCCAGAATTTTCGGGACGGCGTAGGTTTCCTCACCCTTCGCGTCCTCGGTGATTTTTGCGTAGACCATGTGGTCTAAACCGATAGTGGCCATGGATTAATCCTCCCATTTGATTGTGATCGCCACATCCGTGACGTGATGAAAATACCCGGTGTCATCTTCCCGGCCAAGGTGCTGCCGCAGCGTGATGGTGAATCCCGCGTCCAGCAGGGCCTTCGCAAGCCGCCGCTTTGTGGCCTGGTAGTTTTTCTTGCAGTAGAGCGATAACCGGGCCTCCTGCGTTTCGTATTCGGGCCGGTTGTCGCAGTGCAGCGCGAAGGTGTCCGCCAGCGGGGTGACCACGACATACTCGTCAGGGGCCTTGCCGGAAAACTTGCACGTCTCCACCGGCAGGCCCAGCCCGGTGATCAGCGCGTCCAGTTGCGATGTAATGTTCATTTTCCGATCTCGCTTTCCAGCACCTGTTTCATTTTCGCGATGCAGGCTTCCCGGCTGGCGATCCTGGCGGGCTTCAAGAAGGGCTTGGGTGGCTGGCCGTGCTTGCCGAATTCCAGCACATTGGCGATCTTCGCGTTGCTGCCGCCGTCGCTCCGGGGTTCGGCAAAGCCGACCTTCACATCCCAATTCCCCTTGCGGTCTAGCCGCGCGCCCGAAACACCCAAAGCGTCCACCAGTTCCCCGGTGGCCCGCGAGGGCTTCTTCGTGCCCTGGCCAATCACAGCCCGGAGCCGGATGCGCACCGCGTCAAGCACCACCTCGCCGCCCGCCGCGAGGACCTTCGGGACGATCTCGTCCGTCCGGGCCTCCAGGCGGCTGATAGCGTCCAAAAAATCGTCAGGCATTTTCCACGATGCGCTGGCCAAGCGGCTCACTCCCTTTCACAAGGCATTCGACATACATATTCTTTAGCACCTCCACCGACAGCACCTCATACCGCTTTAGCCCACATATAATAATGTATAACGGTTCGACGGTGACGCCGGGGATTACCCGGAAGCGGAACAGGGCCGTGGCCTCGGAGAAGGCGGCCCTGTTCGCCCATTTCACATTGCCGTGGCGTTGTTCGAAGTAGGCGCGGACGGACTTCACGGGGTGCTCGGTGGGGGTGGCGAAGCCGTCCGCGTCCTTCTCGTAGGTGACGCGGAGGATTTGCACCGGGGTGTTCATCTTGCCGAAGCTCATAGATAATCCACCCCCACGAAGTCCAGCAGTTCCCGCAGGCCAAGCTGATTGATCACGTAGTCGTGCAGCTTCGGGTGCGTGACAGCAAGCCGCTGAAAACGGTTGACTTTGTCCAGGTGGCACCCCACCGGGCAGAAGATACAGCCGGTGCGCTTTTCGCCGGTGGTGTACAGCTTGCCGTTTTTGTCCTCGGCAATCTCGCCGTAGACACTGGCGTAGGGGAGATTGAAGTCCCGAAGATAGCGGAGGATATCCTGCTCCGTCCAGAAAGACAGCGGCTTGGACACCGGGCGCTTGGAATCGAACAGGTTGCAGCCGGTCCGCAGCCACGCCTGCTTGCGGCGGTGGCTCTCGGTCGCCATGGTGCCGACGATGCCGTGCTTGCCGGTGGCCTTGGCGTAGGCATCCAGGGGGCGCTCCTTCATGATCTCGCAGCAGGCGTCGGAGATTTGGAACGGGCCGTCCTTCAGGTAGGCCCACTGGCTGTAGTGCGTCCGGCGAAACTTGCTGGGTGTGCCGTCCGCGTTGAGGCCCTTCAATCGGAGGAGCGCCCACTCGCTGCCCTTTTGTGCGTAGCGCAGTGTCCGCGCCACGTCCTTCGAAGGGTAGCACCAGCCATGGGTGCGCACCACCTCGTCAAAACGCATGGCCGGGCGCAGCACCGTCACGTTCTCCTGAGACAGCGCGAAGGAGCGGACCTCCGGGAATTCCAGCCCGGTGTCGACGTACACGGCCTCAATGTCGGGGAAACAGCGCCGCGCCAAGTCCAACAATACCGTGGAGTCCTTCCCGCCGGAGAAGGAGAGATACACCTGGCCGCCCCAATGGAAATACCATTCAATGATCCGGGTCTGCGTGACCTGAACTTTGCGCTCCAGTGGCCACGCCTGCATGATCTTCAAGTCCTCCGGGGTGTGCTTGTAGTCTTTCATATCGCCGCCTCCCAACTGCGGTCGAGCCGCAGAAGCATGTTGATTGTTTCAAACGACTGCTTTCCCGCCTGGACGCTGTCGCCGAAGAAACCCGCCGTGGAGCCGTCCCTGCTTTCATAAAAGTGCGACGACAGCATTATAATGGCCTGTTCAGTGGTGGGCGGCAGGGCGTTTTTGTTGTAGTACCCCGCCGGGCGGTGCTGGTATGACTCCGCGTAGGAAACAGCCGCCCGGATAAATCCGAGCAGCAGTTCGTCATCTTGGTCGTGGTCGAGGATTAGGTTTTTCTTGACTTTGCCGAGCAGAAGCACGGCCAGTTCAGGCTTGCGCATGGGTCCACCCCCGCCTATGCCTTCTGCTGAAGGACTTTTACGGCCTCCGGGAGGATCAGCTTGCCGTCCACGCGCTGGGTGGCGATGAAGCCCACCTGACCGTTGACCGCGAAGAGCTCGTTGAGTCTGCGGAAGATGCGGCCCTGCCTGTCGGCGATCCAGTAGTAGCGGAAGTCGCCGAACACGATGGACTTCGCGCCCGCCGCGATGGTGGGCATAAAGGCCGAGGTGTAAATGGGCCGGTTGAGGATGGTATCCGGGTTGCCCTCTTTAATGGACGGCGCCCACAGATACTGCCCGTTGTTGTCCTTCAGCTTGCGGATCGCCTTGACGCTGCTGTCGTTCATGATGAACGCGGCGCCGCGACGGTAGGGGGCCTTGAGGGAATGGTACAGGTCGATCATCTCGTCGAGGGTGATCGCGGCCGCGGCCGCCGTGGTGACGCCGATCTGCCCGCCGCCCGTGGCCGCGAGTATGCCGGTGGGCTTGCCGACGCCATCGCCGTTGATGAAAGCGTCCTCTTCTTTCGCGCCGGTGCGCCGGGCGAACTCCCCGGCAATGTACGCCTCCATGTTGAAGGCGCTGTCGTTGAGGAGCTCCTCGGAAATTTTGATCATCGTGCCCAGCTTGTAGGCTCCGATGGTCACCTGGCCGAAGCTGTCGTCGCTTTCGGGGATGGTCTGCCCCTCCTCCAGCCACGAAGCTTCGCCCTTGCTGGACACCACGGGAATCTTGCGTTCGCCGCTGCTGGTGGTGATGATGTTGGCCAGACCACGGAAAATGTTCTCCTCCTCCAGGGCTTCGACCAGGCGGCGCTCAAACTCGTCGGGCACCAGATAGCCGCCCTCCGGGTCGGCCCCGATGCGCAGGGCGTTCTTGACCACAGGGTCCAGGCCCTCCCCGCCGCGCTCCCGCATGGCGTTCCAGAAGGCCCGCTTGTACTCGGCGGCGGCGCGCCCCGTTTTCTCCTCGCTGTCCCCCGCGCCGGGGCTGCCGGTGATCGGCGCACTGGTGGCCCTGGCCAGTTCGAGGTCGTGGGTGGCCTGGCGCTCCAGGCGTTCGATTTCCTTGCCGAGGGCAACCATGTCGGCCTCCATCTTGTCGTAGGTCACCGCGTCCTCGGCGCTGACGAGGCCGTCGGCCCCGCGCTTGGAGTCTAGGAAGTTCTTTGCCGTTTCCCACAGCCGGGCGCGCTTTTCGCGCAGTTCGAGTATTTTGCTCATGTTTTTTTGCCTCTCTTTCAATGTAAAATAAGATTGAGTCTCGCGGTAAGGGTATCGACGGACACACCGGGCTGCTTGGGCCGGACCTTATCCAGCAGGGAGTTGGTGACGGCGGCGCGGGAGAAGATCAGGCCATCAGTAACGGGCATGGGAAGTTGTTTGGCGTCCGCAATCAGGCCGTCCGCGAAGCCGAGCTTGATCGCGTCCCCGGCATATAGCCAGCTTTCGGCGGTCATGAGCTTCGACAGCTTGGCGCGGGAAAGGCTCGTCTTAATCTCGTAGGCCGTGATAATGGACTCCTTGACGGCGGCGAGCATTTCGATGGCTTTCTGCATTTCCTCCGCGTTGCCGATAGCGATGGTGCTCGGATCGTGCAGCATCATCATAGCGGTGGGCGCCATGAGTACGGTGGTGCCCGCCATTGCGATAACCGACGCGGCGCTGGCGGCGATGCCTTCGACTTTCACCGTGACGTTGCCGGGGTACTCCATCAGCATCGTGTAAATCTGACTGGCCGCGAACACGTCGCCGCCGGGCGAATGGATATAGAGCGTGACATCACCCGTGTCGCTGAAGAGCTCCTCGCGGAAGGCTTTAGGGGTCACATCGTCTTCCAGCCAGGGTTCCTCCGCGATGGTCCCCAGCATGTACAAGGTGCGGGAGCCGCTGTCGGCATCCCGCACCCAATTCCAGAAGTGCTTTTTCAATTGGATTTACTCCCTTCCCTGTAGTGTTTTTCTGCTGCTTCCGGGGTCATGTGGTAGGTCAGATCGTCGCCGCTGCCCCGGCACTCGTCCTTCGAGCAGGTCACGGCATAGCCGATGGGGAACCGCCCGACCACCAGTTCCGCGCCGCACTTCGGGCAGAGGTCATTCTTCTGTTTCGGTTTCATTGCCGCGCCTCCTCCATCCTGTACTTTTCATCGCGGTAGTAATAGAAATCATGTTGCCGTTGACCAGATAGGCGTCGCCGCCTTCATCTTCGGGAATGCGGTTCATGTCCTCCAACTCGCGAATGTCGTTGGCACTCAGCCAGCCGTTTTGCCGCCCGGTGGCGTAGCTCTCGTTGCGGCTTTTGGTGTCGCCGCGCAGCAGGCCCTCCAGGTTGAACTTGATAAACATCTCGGCCTTTTCCATCGGCAACAGCAGCGTCTGCATAAGAGACTGCTCCCAGCGCACCACCCAGGGGTCCAATGTGTACTTCACGAATTCCAGCGACTGGTGCTCTATATTGCTGAAAGTGGCCTTTTCCAAATCGCCGATCAGGTGCGGTGGGATGCGGAATATCCGGGCGATCTCATTGACTTGAAACTTGCGTGTTTCTAAAAACTGCGCGGTTTCGGGCGGTATCCCAATGGCGTGGAACTTCATGCCGTCCTCGAGCAGAGCGATTTTGTGGGCTTTGCCGCTGCCCTGATAGCCCGCGTTCCAACTGTCTTTGACGCGCTGCACGTCCTTGATCACGCCGGGATGTTCAAGGACACCGCCGGGGTTGGCTCCGTTGGCGAAGAAGGCCGCGCCGTATTCCTCCGTGGCGAGGGAAAGCCCAATGGCCTGTTTCGCCATGCCGATTGGCGAGTAGCCGATCAGCCCATCAAACCCAAGGCCGGGGATGTGCAGCACGTCCTCCCGGCGCAGGGGAACCGCAGGGCCGTCCTCCTTTGCGTAGGTGTAGACGATCAGGCCGGTGGCTTTATCCCGGTCGACCTTCATGCGGCTGGGCAGCAGCGGGTAGAGGGCCAAGACCTGGCCCCGCCCGTCGCGGATAATCTGTGCATAGGCGTTGCCGTGGAGCAGTAAGTGTGCCATGAGGGTTTCCCGAAAAACGAAACTGGTCATCTCCGGGTTGGGCGCGTCGTGGAGAAGCCGGAACAGCGGATGGGCCATCACACGCTCCTTGCCCCCGTCCGGCTTGTAGCGATAGACGTGCAGCGGTAGGCCCGCGATGGCCTCGGCCAGAATGCGGACGCAGGCATAGACAGCGGTGACCGTCATGGCGGTGCGCTCGTTGACGGCCTTGCCCGAAGCCGTGCCGCCCATGGGGTAGAACACGCCGTCGCCCAGGTTCTTGGGGCGGTCCCGGGAGCGGAAGAGCGCCTTGAAGTCTATAGCCACAAAATCCCCCTTTCCTCACGGTCGTACACGCTTTCGGTGTGTTCGGCGGCCTGCAGCGTGGCGCGTGCCAGGCCCATGATCAACGCCACGGTGCCGTCGATTTTCTCCGTGCTTCTGCGCTTGTTGGGCTTGATATTCCCCGCCGGGTCCTCGTCCACGATGACGTTGCCGATGTTCCAGTCTAGCACGGGGTGTTTGCCGTGGCGGAGCTTGCCCTCCATCACAAGCTGATAGAAATCCTTCGACGCCGGGGACATGCTGATATATCCCTGGCCGAAGGGGAAAACGGAGAACCCGTTCTCGGCCCCAAGCTCCTCCAGGTCGCGCCGTATCTTCTCGGCCCCGTAGCGGTCATAGGCGATCTCCCGGATTTTAAAGCGCGCCGCCTGCTTTGCGATGAAAGCAACAATATAGTCATAATCGACGATATTGCCCTCGGTGGTATGAAACAGCCGCGCCTTTTTCCAGACGGCGTATGGCACATGGTCGCGGCGGCTGCGGATGTCGATCACGTCCTCCGGTAGCCAGAAGAAGGGCAGGACCGTATATTTCTCGTCCTCGCCTTCGGGAGGGAACACCATAACAAACGAGGTCAGGTCTGTAGTGGAGGAAAGATCCAAGCCGCAGTAGCACTCCCGGCCCTCAAGCTCGGCCTCGTCGAAGTCATCGCCGCAGGCGTCCCAGCGGTCCATGGGCATCCAGCGCACGTCCGCGTTGCACCACTCGTTGAGCCGGAACTGCCGGAAGTGCATCTCCTCGGCGGGATTCTGCCGGGCCTGCTCATAAGCGGCGCGCACGGTTTCGTCGGGGATCGTTACCCCCATGGAGGGGTTGACGCGCCGCCACACGGCCTCGTCGTTCCAGTCGTCGCCCTCCTCAATCCCGAACACGGCTGGGTAGAAGGCCGGGTCTATCTTGCTGCCCTCCCGGACCGCCAGGGCCTTGCAGTGGATTTCGTAGCAGATGCTCGTCTTGTCGCGGCCGGCCGTGGTGATCAGGAAGTACAGGGGCTGCCGGCGCGCGTCGCCGGTGTACTTGGTCATGGTGTCGAAGAGGTCGCGGGTTTGCTGGGCGAACAACTCGTCGAAGATCAGGCCCGACACATTGAAGCCCTGCTTGGACTTGTTCTCCGAGGACAGCACCCGGTAGAAGCTGTTTGTGTGGTTGAATACGATCCTCTTGGTGGACGGCACCAACTTGGAAATCTGCATCAGGCCGGGGCACTGCTCCACCATGGACTTCGCGGTGTTGAACACGATACTGGCCTGGTTGATGTCGGCAGCGCAGGAATAAACCTCTGCCCCGGCCTCGCCGTCCGCGAACAAGAGATAGAGCGCGATGGCGGCGGCGAGCTCGGACTTGCCGTTCTTTTTGCCGATCTCCACATAGGCGACACGGAACTGGCGGTAGCCGTCCGCGTCGACGATCCCGAAGATGTCGCGCACGATCTGCTCCTGCCAGGGCAGCAGGCAAAAAGGCTTGCCGTACCACTCGCCGGTGGTGTGCTTGAGCATGTTGATGAAGTTGACGGCGAAGTCTGCGCGGCGGGGGTCGTAGCGCGAGGTGGGGAGCATGAGGGACGTAGGGGTATAAATATAATCAGACATGAAACTACCTCCTGGGGATAAAAAATAAGAAGCCCTCATAGGCTCCTGTAATATTCAACTGTACGAGAGAGGGCCCCTTTCGGGGTCTCTCGGGCGCCGTGGGCGCCGGTCAGGGCATCAGTTCAATGCGCGGGTAGTCGTTTTCGTGGTCCCATTTGACGGTGTAGCGGGTCTCAAAGTTCTCGCCGGGGAGCCGGGCGATCACCCGGATGTCGCCCTCGAAGGCTTTGTAGGAGCGGAGAATTTTCGCGCCCTCCGGCAGCTGCTCCCGGATTTGCTTCATCTGCTTGTCGTTCATGGGGTTGCTCTCCTTTCCGGCTGTGTTATTTGGCCTCCAGCATGTCGCGCACCGCGATGGGGTCGAGGCGCTTGTAAACCCGGCCCGTCTGCGCGTCGTAGATTTTCGCCCAGCCCTCCCGGTCGATCTTCATCAGAGCCGGGGCCTCGTAGCCGCTGCGCATCTGCACCGTGACGGCGGTGGGTTTGCCCTCCGCAAGCTCCTCCCAAAAGTCCATGGTCGGCAGGGCTTCGAGGTAGGCAAGCAGGGCCTCCAGTAGACGGCGCTCGGCGGCCGTCTTCGGGCTGACATCCCAACCGCGCTCGTAGCACATTATGATCTGCCGCTGGGCCTCGTTGCAAACCCACAGCTTGCTGACGCGGCCTTCGTTGATCCCGAACTCGGAGCCTTCATCATAAACCTTCGCCTGGAAGCGGAGGCTGTCGATGGTCCCTTCGATCCAACCGGCCCGGTTCTGCCTCGCCTTGATTTCGTAGGTTTTCTTTGCCATGTCCGTGTCCTCCTTCGTTTTGTTGTACCCATATTACCATACATTCGGTAAGCGTCAAATGCCTGTCCACAAAAAGAGAGCCGCCCTCATCAGGCGGCAGGCGATGTGAAGTTCCAAGGCATGAACCGTTCCAATGCAAGCGGATCACTGTGCATCC